TTTTAGACGTGGACTATAAACACGTTTATGAATTATGGCTCAACCCTTTTATTTAAGCCTTTCGGCGCGTTCCTTTAATTCGTAAACCTTTAACCCTTTAATACCTTTAACCAAAAACACAAAACACATGAAAACCTACACCATAGGCAACAAACCAATACCAAAAACTTGGCGTTACATCTCTAAAGACAAGAATCAAAAGGCAAGTAGAGTTTTTGCCAAAGTGATTAGTAAATTACATCCGGACTGCAAAGGAGCATATCTCCAAAGCTCTTGGCCGGTGAATTTTGAAGACGACAGCAAAATAATTGAAATCGCAGGATTTAAGGTTGTTTACGCAGAATATTTGCTCCGACCAGGTACATATCTATTTTCATTCATTCAAACCCTCTAACCCCTTTAACCATGTTCAATTTACAAAAAGAAACCCAAAGAATCAAGGCAGCAAAGCGCCGGGACACTATCAATGGCATTATTCTAGGCCTTGGGATTATTTGCGCGGGCTTTTGCTCTTCAGTTTTACTTATTACGTTTTTTAACCTTTAATCCGTTTAACCAAAAACACAAAACCATGCTTAGAGAAATGTACTCCTATTGGCGGGAGCAAAAGCCAACAGACACCTTTCGTGATTTTTACGAAGAGGTAAAAAACGATTGGGACGAACTTTATCCAAGTCTCAAAGATGGCAATTTAACCCTTAGAGAATATTCCTATGGCGAATATCTTAGGCACGATGGCCGGCTTTGGAGTAGTGAACGCTACTGCACAACTATGAAAGGCACATTCGCCCATACAGGCGACGTATATTGGTGCGAATATTATGACGATTACACCGATGAGGTCTATACGGTTTACATTGGCAGGAGCGAGCGTCGATATTCAATGTCGGGCATTGAGCGGTATGAGCAAAGAAACGAAAGCCTATACGAATATAGGGGCGAATTCTATGACCATGATGCACTATCTAGGCACGACCTTGTGATAATGTACAATGGCAACATTGAAGAATCAGACGTTGCCTATTACCACGAATCTGACGGCCAATACTACTACGAGCCAGAAGAAGAAGAGGAAGAACACACTAGGGATTATCATACTTATCGCAACCAAGAGAAAATAATCTTTAGCAAAGCTCCTCAGTTTTTTATTGGCATAGAGGTTGAAAAAGAAGACCAAGACGTAAAGGAATCTATACCAATAGATGACTTTGAAGACCAATGCCCAGGCTACAAGAAAGAACGAGACGGCTCACTAGACAGCACTTCGGGCTTTGAGATGGTTACACCTCCATACGAACTTGTCCCTGATAAGATTATGGAGCATATCAAGGCAAATAAAGTTCTTGTTGACCATTTTAACGCCGAACATTCTCTAAGCTGTGGTGGGCATGTTAACTTGTCGGAGGAAGGTCTTTCGGGCGAGGAATTATTCTCAAAACTCAAAGGATACAATCCCCTGCTCTACGCCCTATACTACAAGCGAATAGATAAAAGCTACTGCAAAGGCAAGAGCAACCATGACCTAAAAAGCGAGAACGAAAAATACCAAGCCGTAAAAATACACAATAATAGAATTGAGTATAGGCTTGTCTCCGCTGTGCATGACCTCAACACCTTAGAATGGAGGCTCAAGCTATTTGAATTGATAACCAAATATCCAACAGCATGCCCAAAGGTTGCATTTTACTTTGTGCATACTAAACTCAAAAAACACCTTAAAAAAATGTACCCTGATACCTTCGACACCTTAGTAGAACGTATCATATCTATGACCGATAAATTTGAACAAGTAAAACTATAAAACCATGTGCATCGCAATCTTAAACACCTCAAAACAACTCCCAGACAACTACATTAAGAACTCTTGGGACAATAACAACCAAGGCGCTGGCCTACTATGGCAAGATGCCGGCATGCTCCATACCTACAAGACATTCTCTTACAAGGAATTTCTTAAAAAGTACAAGCAGGTACGCAAGGCAACCAAAGGCAAGGTAGTTCTTCACTTTAGAATAGCTACCTCAGGCTATAAAGGGCTAGAAAATCTACACCCTTTCCTTGTCAACGAGCATCTAGGCTTCGTACACAATGGCGTTATTGATGGGCTAGGCAACATGCAACACTCAGACACCTACCGGTTCAACGAAATGCTCAAAGACCTGCCGAATAATTTTCTAGAGTCCGCAACCATTCGGGAATTTATCTCTAGCTATATTGGGTATTCAAAACTAGTGTTCTTATCCTCAGGCAATACCCATACCATAATCAACGAAGATATGGGGCACTGGGTGGGCGATGATTGGTTCAGCAATACCTCCTACCAACATTACAACGATTATGTGTGGGCAGGCAACACAAAGGTGAGCAAGAAAAACCAGTCAACACTATTCGATGATGAGATAGACGAAATTGCAGGCAAAATAAGTTATTGGTTTGATGATGTTTCTGCAAGAGAGGTTCAAAGGTTTGTTGACCTTACTGGTTGTGGCTTTTATCAACTATTGGAAGAGATAGAATTATGGTGTGGCCACTATAAAACCTACTCTCTCATAGAAGTCAATGACGCTATCGAATCTAATTTTGTAATGTAATCCCTTCGGCGCCGGCCTAAAAACCGGCGCTATCTTAATCCTTAACCTATGAAAAAACTAACTATTGCCTTCGGCCTGCTAGGTCTAGCCTTCGGCGCCCTACTCCTTCACCACAGCCAGGACATCATCATCACTGTGCTAGGCGTGGCAACTATTTTGCTCTCTATTTTAACCCTTAAAAACTATAAACTTTAACCCTTTAATTCTAAACACTATGAACACTACCCAAATGACAGATGAACAGGCTAAAATTATAGCCCTTCATCAACACCTCGGCACAGAGTTTTTTATCCTGGAAGATGAAGATTATTTCTACATCTTTGAGGGAGACGAAGACGAAGCCAGGGAGGATTTTGAAAACGAAGTTGATGGGACAGACGATCCCCCAACAGACTGCAATTTTATTATCTATTGCCAGAATAATCTAACAGAGCTTGAGCTTGATGACGACTATCTGGTGCTAACAGATGAAGAGGCAGACGAAAGAGCCAAAGAGTATATTTTGGATTCTTTGTGGGCTTTTACCCCTAACTTTCTAAGTTCGGCAACTGGAGTGCATGAAGATGTTTTTATTGCCATACAAGACAACGGCAAATATGAAGGCAACAACGATGCTATCCTTTCCCTAGTTGATGATGAAGACGGGCTGGCAGAAGAGGCTATCCAGTGGGATGGCAGAGGACACTTTCTCTCTCACTATGACGGCGACGAGAATGAAGAAACCGTTAACGGAGTTACTTACTTTATCTATCGTCAAAATTAACCCTTTCGGCGCCGGCCTAAAAACCGGCGCTCTTTTACAAACCCTTTAACCCTTTAATCCTTTAACACTATGAACATTCAAATTGTAACCTACTCGGAGAAAGCCATCAAAATATATGGCGACACCAAACCCCTAAAAGAACAGCTGAAAAGCCTAGGGGCAAAGTATAACCCCTATCTTAAGGGCGGCCCAGGCTGGATCGCCTCAAAGACAAAGGAAGTGGAGATACGCGCTGTAATTAGTAACCCTCAGCCCGTTACCTTGGCAAACGTGGAAGTTGTTTCGGCGCCCATCTATGCGCCACCAACACCACAGGAACCAGCGCCACCTATCCCAGCGCCACCAGCGCCACCCAAACCAGCGCCCAAACCCTCAACCATAACGGCAAAGGAATTGCTCAGGGTATTGCCGGCGAATAAATCAGTGCCTTACATCTGGTTTAACCAGGGCAATATGCACTACCTTAGTAATCGCGGCTCGGTTGTCCTGCAAGGCACAAACCTGCCAGACTGTGCCCTCGATGCAAGCTACATAAAAGCAAACGGCCTGCCGGTTAGTATTGACTCAGGCTTCGCCACCTTTACCAATGGGATAAAAGCCAAGACCTCAGATAATGATAACGTGCCAACACCCCTAGAGGCTGATGAGCTTATCTTATCAGTGCCTCAGACAGATTGCTCAGGGATTATTCCTTACCTAGGGAAAGATGAGCGAAGGGAAGCTATGACAGGCGTTTATTTTGATGGGGAGAATATGGTAGGGACAGATGCCCATAGGCTTAGAGTCATTTCGGCGCCCTCGGAAGGCTCGGCAATACTATGCAAAGAGGTTGCCACCCTACTCAAATACTCTGGGGCTAAAGCCTACAAGAACGGCAGGGTTGAACTTGATGGCGTGGTAATTGACAAAGGGGTAATTGATGCCAGATACCCAGACTATAAATGTGTAATCCCCAAAATAGAGGGCATGGCCAACACAATTTTTGTGCAGGATAAAAAGACCTTCATTGGCTTTGCAGAGACCGCCGCAAAGATTAACACCTCAACCAGGGCTGTTAAGCTAACCCTCAAAGATGGCAACCTAAATATCTATGCCTCAGATATTGACACAGGGGCAGAGGTCAGCTTTGATATGCCTGCCTCTGGAAATGATTGCTATGTGGCGTACAATGGCAGACTATTAGCCGAGTGCCTTAAAAGCATTGAAGGCAGCTCCTTTAGCCTGCACTTTGAAAACGCAAACAGGCCATCACTTATCAATGATGAGACTGTGCTTATCATGCCTGTAATGATTGATTAAATAACCTTTCGGCCCGGCCTAAAAACCGGGCCAACTTTAACCCTTTAATAATTAAACACTATGAAAAAAATTGTAAATGACTTTATCTGGTTAATTGTAACCGACAAAGCAAAAGAAATCTTTAGCGCTGACTTATTCCAGCTCTACACCCTGCACGATGATGGCAGCGAGGCTTTGATTGAAACCTTTGAAGACCTTAACGAAGCCCTAGAGAATGGCCTGGAGATTGGCGTTGAGGTTGGGCGCATATCTACGGAAAAAGCAAAGTTAACTCTTGAATCAAGGGGATATTTCACCAAGAATCTTTGGCACATTGATGATGTTAGAACTCACGATGAAACCCTGACAGATGATGAGTGCATGGAGGTGCTTAATGAGGTTATGACATCCCCATACATCATGGAATCAATCAACGAGCAAATCGAATACACACTAAACGAAAACCTTTAACACTATGTACCCTCTCTTTTTAACCCGTTTCAATGGGCGCTTTTATAGGGCGCTCATCACAAAGGACTTTGTGTTCTACGTTAACTTCCAAGAAGGCGATGAGAATGGCTCCTGCGAAATGTATAACCGAGATATGGAACTTATCTCCGACAACTACTTTGCAAGTGTAGGCTTATTCGATGAGCTGGCAACCGGCAAATGGGAGTACATCTCACCCACCATGAAACAAAACTACAAACTAGCAAAGGCCAATGGATGCTTTGAAAACCTTTAACCCTTATCAACCATGACACCAGAAATCAAATTAAAGAAAGTCAAGACCGACTTCCCAAAGGTAAAAATCACAACCTCCAAAGCCGCCGAAGAGTTTATCCGGCGCTTCTATGCCGATGATATTGGTATTTATGAAAGCTTCTTTATGCTATTGCTTAACCGAGCCAATAGTACGATAGGCTTCGTAAAGATTAGCCAAGGCGGAGTGGCCGGCACCTATGTAGATGTTAAGGTGATCGCCAAGTACATAGCAGAAACAATGTGCTTCGGCGTTATCCTCGCCCACAACCACCCATCTGGGAACCTCAACCCAAGCCAAAACGACAAGGACATAACAAAAAGGATTAAAGACATGGCAGCCTTCTTTGATTGCCAAGTCCTGGACCACATTATCCTTTCCGAAGAGGGCTACTATTCATTCGCTGATAACTCTAACCTTTAATAATTACAACTATGCCAAATCACGTTTATTGCTTCCTAAGTTCTGACTCAGAACTATTAAAAGAAATTGCAAAGGTAGGACTGCCACAGTTCCTTTTGCCGATGCCAAAAGAACTGGCAAACACTACATCTCCAACACGAATTATTTCCGAACTTGAAAAGGAAAATGGAAAGATTGGAATAACAAAAGAAGAAAGCCAAGAGCTTATTAAAAAGTACGGACAAGATAATTGGTATGACTGGGCGCTTGAAAATTGGGGCACAAAATGGGGCGCATACGACAACGAAATGGATGGAGATACCTATCGTTTTACCACAGCGTGGTCTCCGGTTTCACTAAACATACTTGAGATGCTAGCCAAAATTATCCCAAACTTTACTTTTGAATGGGAAGAAGAGCAAGGTTTTGGAGCATCATTTGTTTGCGAAAACGGAGAGATTGAAGAAGTTTTGTCTTGGGATATGCCTTCATTTGAGCATATTGAAGATGAGATATGTTTTCTTGAAGAGCCTTACTCAAATGGAACAGGGCATTATGATGCGGGGTACTATTATTCATGGGACTTGCACGCATACCTTGGAGAAAATTTAGAAGACGCAAGGCTTGCTTGTAAAAACTATTAACCACTAACCACTATCAACCATGACTTACAAAATCACAAACCAACAGCTGTTTGACAGCAAGCTAGACGATGTTAACCTTGCCGACCTTCGTGGCGGCAGGGACATTCGGGGGAAGGAAATCATCACCGGAGATGTTACCCTTGTCTTTGGTAATAACCAATCCCAAAATTATTCCGGTTGCTTCTACTTTAAGGACTTTGAAGAGGAGTATGGCTTTGTCCTTGTTATCCCTGACAACCAGTAACTTAACCCCTATTAGTTGAAATATATGATGCTATTACTCTTTATCCCCCTCTGGCTATTAGCTATGGGGATAGTTATCTACCTATTGTTTACTTCACAAACAAACTATACCTTTACCAAGCATCAGCTTAAAGTTGCTAGGAGAAGATATAAGGAAAGAAAAATTAACCCAACCAATTTCCCTAACCATTACATTGAGTTATGATAAAAGTACAATCCACCGTTAACGTTAACCCAGCTAAAGATTTTAATGACTTCGTAAACAATTTGAAAAATGAAAACACCTTTAAGAGTTCTTATCAGCCTAGAGGAAACGCCTCAGGAGAAAGTTTACACAATCCTATTTGCAGGCTCCGGGCCTCAAACCAACCTCTTCTTGATCCGACACCTCGCATCGAAGGGGATTGTGAGGAGTGGCCTGGAATGGATATTACCTTCCAACGAGGCAACCTCATTGATAGATTTACAAGCCGGCAAGGTAACCCTCCCCAACCTTAACATTGAAAGATATGGCAGGGAAGATTTTAAGAGACTTGGCTTTTCACCTGAGAACATCAAGGCGGCTGTCAAGGGCGCGAATGTATCTTTACGGGTTGATAAAGAGACCGGTGGCACCGCTATTGTTATTAGCACTCTGTCTGCTTAAACTGTACATCATTGCAATTATTTTGTTATGGCCGATACTCGCAAGCATAGAGCAAAAGGATGGCGGGAGAATAAATGGGATCAACAGCCTCTAAAGTATAACGCTCTCCTTTCTGCTGAGGTTTATCTCCAGAGGGTAGAGAAAAACGTTCAGGCTATTTTAATCTCTACTGGCGTTTCATCTATGGCTCTGGGCAGGTACTTGAAGAAGAATAAACTAGGGATTGCTAGGTATCTTTTTAAGGATAGAAAAGGGTATTACCAAAGGATTGAACTCTCGGAGCTTATTGCACTGTCTTGGTTCTTAAAAGTACCTCTGGAAGAAATCCTTTTCGGCGATCTTGAAACACCCCTAAAAGACTCGCTGACCATAACTAGAGAAATAAACTCTCAAAAAACTGCTGCTAAAATGCTGAAACACAATAAGTTAAGCACAGAGGACTCTTATTAGTATGTTAATGATTTGGTTTAATAGGTAAAGGGAAAGTACACCCCCTTGAAATATAGGGGGGTATTTTTTCATAAAAACTTGGTAAACATAAATAAATTTATACCTTTGTAACAAACCTTTAATTTTTTAACCAATGGCAAAAGACAAAAAAAGACAAAGAGCCTACGGCGAAGAGCTGCAAGTAGGCGATGTTGTAGTTATCAACGCTTGGCAAGGTGAAATGAGAATAACCATTGACCAGGTAGATGCAACCACAGCCTCTAAGGGTGGCTTTATGTTCCCCAGAATTTATGACAGAGGCTTTAAGGCAATCAACCCAAAGATTGATAGCTCAGAGTATAGTGTATGGGAACCATTACCATAACGGTTAACGGCACAGAGTTCACCGATGAGTTTACCTCGCCGAATGAACTAACCGGCCACTACCTTGCTGCCAGGGCAGACTTGGAAACCTTTGAAGGTGATGATGTCTTTGTGATTTACGCTGTGGAATATGAAGGCAAGAAGTACGGCCACATGGACTACTGTAAGAAAAAGAACTTGGGCGTGCTTATCCCCCTTCAGGCCTCAGTTTACCGAATGAGACTAAAACAGAAACAATGACAGAGAGCGGTATGGCATTAGGCCGAAACTTGCAAGCCCTCCGCAAGGCAAGGGGCATGACCTTGAAAGAGGTTGATGGCTCCTCTGGACCAAGGATCGAAAGGGGGGAAGATGTAGATATGAAGCTCGTTGTAAGGTACATTAAAGCTATGAGCCTAGCCTTAGAGTTTAAGGTTAAGTTCAGGGGCAGCTACACTCCCCACACTGACCGACCATTCCTAGAGGTTATCCGCTATGCAATGGTAGCGAAGAAGCTAAAAGTCGCTCAGGTGGCTAACCTGCTGGATATGTCTTATGATAAGTTTTTCCGATTGCATGGCGGCTACCGGCCAATACGGTTTAAGGATTGCGAAAAGATTTTTAAGTTGCTTGGAATTACAACGAAGTTTATATGAAGATAGTTGTTGAAAATAATACGTTGAAGGCCGTTATCCCTATGAATTTGTTTAGGGTTGTTAAGGTGTCTAGTATGGCTTCTATGCTTGGTTCTTTCGGGCCGATTATGGTGTTGGTTTATCAGCATTTGGAAGAGATTTTCGGCGCCGTTGAACATTCCGGAGAGATACTCTACGCCAAGGAAACCCTAGACAAATTTCGCTGGGAACAGACAAAGAAAAACTACCACCCAGAAGAATACTTTGTGAGAATGAAAGAACTCATCTCCAACTACCACACCCTATACACCAACTCCTTCAAGCCAAACAAACATATCGAGCATAACTTTGCCAACATTCACCAATTACTTGAACTCCATGAATCACTACAACACAAGCTCAGGGAGGGTGTCTAAGAGCATCATTGACGCGAAGGTAAAGGAAGCTAAGCAATCCCTTGTGGATAGCGCAGAGCATTACTGCCACGCCTCTGGCCGAACAGATGAAAGGTTAGACTGTTCCCACATCATCAGCGTTAAGCGGTGCCAAGAAATGGGCAAGAGTGAACTGGCTTGGGATTTGAACAACCTCCAACTCGAAGGTAGGACTGCCCACAACCAATGGGAGAGCTGGGAGGCTTATGTAGAAGAGGTTAAGGGGCATAACAATTTAAGAGTTAAACTAGATTACATACAAAAACACGATCCACAATCTTATGAGCGCTTTAAGGCTTTCGGAATTGAATAAGCTAGAACTCATTGAGCTTGGGCTGGCGATACAGAACAGGATTAGGCAGATGGATGCCGCCCAGAACTCTGTTGACCATATCTTAGCCTACTACAATGTTACAATGGAAGAGGTTAAGAGCAAGAAAAAGAACCGGGAGATTGTAAAAGCCCGAATAGCAATACACTTTTACCTTTCCAACCTAAACATTGCCAGAAAAGTTATCTGGTCGTTTATAGGTAAGGATAGAACCACCTTGCTGTATTACGACAAGCAAATATCCAACGCCCAGAAGTTTGATAGGGCTTTTTACCAAGAGTTAAAACAGTTTGCATGACTATCTACGCCACCATAAAGGAAGGGATGATCATTGTTGACGAGGACTTTAAGAAGTTCTTGCCTAAAATGACTGGCAGGGTGGTTATTACCACAGCCAATAGGGGTAAGGAGGCTATGTATGCCTATTACCATGCTGTTGTGCTGGAGGTTTGTATGACTTTCTTGAGGGATATGGGCGAGCCGGCAGATGAGAGTTATGCAGATGATTTTTTGAAGTTTCAATTTGCAAAAAGAAATGTGCATACCCTTTGACTGGGGAAGATACACCTGTGCTAATGGGAAAGAGGGATATGAGTTTTAACAGGCTCAAGACCTTTGTTAGCGATTGTGTTTTGTACCTGGAGAGAATGGGTTATGAAGTACCAACATCAGAAGATTATAGACATGAAAAAAGTATTGATTAAGGCATTTATGATTTTGCTCTGGGCAGGTGTTGCTGTGCTGGGGTTAAAGTATTTTCCTCCCCTTATTGTTTTTGCTGCTGGGAGGGTTAACGGTGTAATTTTTGATGTATGAAACTACTTGTTTTAATTATTGTTTCGGCGGCCTTGGGCGTTCCGGAGTATGAAGTCAAAACCATTGATGGGGAGCGCGGAAAGCTATTCACCTCCGAGCAACATCAAGTGGGTGATACCGTAATAATTTGTATCCCATGATGTTCCTAGCCCTACTCCTTGTAGCCTCTGTGTTTATCTACTATGATAACAAGGTTGAAAACTGCGAACCTCTTGACGTTGAAGATATTGCCATCATAGTCTTGTCCGTTGTGGCCGCTTTTCTTTTAACTATTTTTAACTTTTTGATGTGGGAATAATACTTAACATTGTGCTATGCTAACAAACAAACACAACCTCCCAGAGGTAATATGCAAGGCCGCCCAGTGCCAGACGTACATAAACAAGGGCGACATAAGCGTTACCAGTCTTATTGACAGCCCAAAGATTAGGCTCTTCAAGAAGCAATACAGCACTAAAGTACATAAAGATGTGTCAGATATGCTCCCAGCTATTGAGGGCACAGCGCTACACTATGTACTTGAAATGGCTGATGTGTATAACGCCGAAGCCAGAACCTTGCACCGAGCCATAGACGTAATGGAAAAGCTCGTTAACCAGTTTAACAACCCTGCTCAAATGAAATTCCACCACAAAGCCAAACAGCTAAGAGATGGAATGCAAGAGGTACTTGCTGCCGGTTACAAGCATTACCGTAAGTATGTTATCACTGAGGAGATAATGCAAGTTGAAGTGTTGGGCTGGCACCTAAAGGGGCAGTTTGACAGGGTGGAACTTGATAAGAAGAAGCTCATTGACTTTAAGAAGGTGTCGGTATGGTCATATGCCAACAAGTACGAATCAAAGCAGCACAACCTTCAACAAAACATTTACCGGTGGATGATCAAGAAGGAGTTAGACATAGACATTGCCCAATCGGTACTTGTAAAGTGGTTTAGGGATTGGCAGAAAACTAAGGCTCAGTCCACTCCTTCCTCTGTGTACCCTCCCCAAAGGGTAATGGAAATTGAAGTGCCTTTAATGGGCTTTAAGGAAGTTGAGGAGTATGTTACCGAAAGGATAGCCTTGCACCAAAGGGTAGAGCTTGAGGGCTTGGATTCGTACCAATGCACCCCTGAGGAGAAGTGGCAGAGTGCAAGTTCCTGGAAGGTGTATAATGCCAACCCAGAGAAGCAGAAGAGGGCGTTAGTGAGTGAGTTTTATCGTGAGAAAGATGCGTTGAAGTGGGTGTTAGGCAATGAGCATAAGTACCCAGAGGGCGTGATAGTAAAGAAGCTAGAGGGGGAGAACAAACGCTGTAAGGAGTATTGCGAGTTTAGAGATTTTTGTAACCAATATAAATTAGAAAACCAATGAATTACTACTTTCACAAAAATGCCTTTTACCTTTTGCCAAGCATAAGAGTAGATTATTTCCGGCGAATGAAGGCGCTGTTGCACTTGGAGTTTAGCGTAAGCTGGCTCTGGTTTAGTTTGTATTACGAAGTAAGGAACTGGAAATGAGTGGCGTTGATTTTTTAGAAGAGATGCTCTTGCCCAATATGTATGGTGGCAAGGAGTTGTTTAAGGTTGCCAGGGAGAGGGAAAGCGCCGAAAGGTTACGCTTTGCCATTGAACAGTTAAGTCTTGCCCTCGGCCACATACCTATTGAAGCAGAGTTTGCCAAGGGCAGAGTATTGTCAATGATTAGTGCTTTACAAGTTGAACTTAAAACCAATGAGCAAATTTGAGATAGATTTCTTTGAGCTTGCTTTCCTTGCCGAGGCGTGCATTCCCCCAGTGCCAATAGCTAGATTTTCTTTTTGGCAAGACTTGACTAGGGTGTATTGGGAGAAAATGACCGAGGAAGAAAGGGCACACTTGTTTGAGTGGATGCAGAAAAATTATAGGTATAAGGATAGTTTACATTCCCAAGACAAAGATGTTGCCATTTTCAATGCAAGGTTTGATCCAGACAACCAGTACATAGTTGAAACAAGGGAGAATGGTGAGCATCGGGCGTTTAAGCTAAATGACCGGTACTATAAGACCATAAACATTTCCTTTTCAGAAGAGCATATTGTTAGTGTAAAAAAATTAGACACCCATGAAACTACAAAGCGCACATATTAAGAACTACAAGGGCATAGCCGAGAGCTACATAAACGTAGATGGCAAGTCTTTCATTGTTACCGCCCCCAATGGTGCCGGTAAGACAAGTACCATTCAGGCATTCCTTTCCACCCTTTCCGGCCAGGGGCATCCAACAGAAGTTATCCGTAAAGGGGAAACTATGGCAGAGGTAGTTGTGGAGGTGGGAGATGAGCAAGACACCTACAAGGTAAGGGCTGTATGGTCTAACAACACTGGCAAGACCGAAGGGAATATCACAGTGCATAATTCCCAAGGCCAGAAGTTAGGTATAAAGGCTTTTCGGCAGATGCTTGGCACTATCTCCTTTGACGTGGTTGAAAACTTCCTTAGACGCAAGAAAAACGAGCAAATTGAGCTTCTTAAAACTTTGTCTGGGAAAAAGAAAGAGTTAGACATATTAGATGTTGAAAGGAAAAAGGCTTATGATGATCGTACAGAGGTTAACCGAAAGGTTGCCGAGTATGAGGGGAAACTTAAAGGTCAAGAGCTGGGGGAGATGTTGAAGGCTATTGATACCTCAGAGATTTATTCCCAGATGCAAAATGTAGGGAAAGAGGTTGAGCTTTATGTTAGGGCGGAGAGTGGCAAGGCGGAGAGGCTTGATAAGTTGAATGATAACCTTTCGGCGATTGAGGCTTATCGGGAAAAGATTAAGGCATTAGAACTTGAAAACCAAACCCTACAAGCAGAGATTGAAAAGGCTGATGCTTGGCTAAAGAAAAGGGAGAAGCCTTCGGTGGAACACCTTTCCGAAAAGCTAAAGGCCGCCGAAGAGCATAACGCCAAAGTAAAAACCCAAGAGGCCCTCATATCCCAACACCAAGAACTCCAACACTACAAAAAGGCAAGCGTTTCCCTAACAAACAAACTTGCCGACATAGACAGGGAAAAGGCAGAGATACTCTCAAGCAGCTCCCTGCCAGTTGAAGGCCTGAGCTTTGATGACGATGGCGTGTATTTAGATGGCCTGCCGTTTGAGGAAGGGCAAATAAACACCGCTAGAATATACGAGGTAGGCTTCCATATCTTCCGGGCGCTAGGCTCAAACTTTAGGGTTATGAAACTAGACATGAACTCAATGGACAAAGACACCTTTGAAAGGATTATTTATTTGGCCGGAGAGGATATTCAGCTTATCTTTGAAAAGGTTGGCTGGGACGTGGAAGAAGGCGTAGAAATTAAATTTACTGAGGAATTACTATAACCTATGAAAACAGCACAACAAATGCGAGAAATCGCAAACTCAAAAGCATTCATATCCCTGGAAGAGATTGAAAAGAGTATTGAAAGCCAAGCAAGTATTGGCGAATACTCCTACACAATTTATGATAGGGAAATTTCAAAGACAGACATTGAAATGTTAGAGCAAAACGGATATGCGATTAACTTCTGTGAATACCCGGCCCACTTTTCCGCAAATTTTAGTTACACTATATCTTGGTAACAATGAGAGTTCATATCCTAACCAGCCAAGAGTTTACAGATGTGTATAAGTACAGCACTGAGGTAACAATTCACTTTGACGATGACAACACCTTTCTTTTTCTCAAAGGGGCACAGACCGCCACCATTATCTTTGAGAATGGCTACCTTCAAGTTGATGGCTATGGCACTTACCGTTTTGATGGTGAGGTATGCCTAGACCACGAAGGTGATGGTGTTCACCTTATTGCCACCGGAACACATTTAGTTTTTATCAAGGAGGATAAGTGGTCGTTTACCTCTTCCAGTGAAACCTATGAGCTTATGTTTTCGGCGCTTAGAAGCGCTGCGGAAATGATTGAAGAAAACAACTGGAAGATTGAAGAACTGCCGACACGCCTAAAGCCAGTGTTTAACGCTTACAAGACATTAGACACGTTTTTTAACCAATGATGCACTTAAAGGAGAATGGAAACCTATATCTAGAGTATAGGGAGGGGGAGTATTATGCAGAGCTGTATGGCATGACTAAGGTTGTGGTGGGAGGGAAAGCCTATTGGAAGGGAAACCTTTCGGCGCTCCGCAAAGAGGCGGTGAAAAATCTCCTTGAAGATCGTGGCATAGATTGGAAGTCCCCCCAAGGGACCATAATCGCCGAAAAGCTAAAAAGTATGTACGCTAAACTGTACAAAATGTTTGATGCCAAGGTACACTCCCTATTCCCCCTCAACGGCAGGAAACTACGCCACCACCAAATAGACACCCTAATGTTTGCCTGCACCAACAAGCACACCCTAGCGGCCCTAGACCAAGGCACAGGCAAAACCATTACCACCATCATGAAGTCTAAGTACAGAAACCTCTACCCAACCTTAATAGTTTGTGAGGCTAGTGCCAAAGACAACTGGGTAACATCTCTCAGCGAACAATGGGGTTTTAATTCCTTTGAGTTTACGGTAGTGTACTCCCAGCGCCGGCACTTTATCCAAGCCTTAAATGAAAAGTTTATCATCATCAACTATGACTTATTGCATAGGAGTGTTGACTACCTTAGAAGCAAGGGCATAAAGCACATTATCCTAGACGAGTGCCAACGTATTAAGAGTACCAAAACCCAAAGGTTTAAGGCGGTGAAGGCTATCCTTAAAGGCTCTGATGCTCATATTACCTTTGCCTCTGGTACACCTAACACAAATAGGGCAGATGATTTCTTTGCGTACCTTAAACTTTCCGGCCACCCTTTAGGCTCTAACAAGTTAAAGTTTGACCTAAAGTTCCTAGAGAAAGATGGCTTTAAGGTTAAAGGGGCGAAGAATATCCCCCAGCTAAGAAAGGAAATGGCAAACTTTATGGTAAGGTATAGGCTGGAGGATTGCTGGGATATGCCTAAGAAAAACTATGTGCTTTATAGCGTGAAGGGTGATGGCCAATGGCTAGAACAGTATGAGGCTGAGATTAAAAGAATTTGCGACGAAGAGGTTAGGACCAGGCAACAGCTTGAAAACAATATCCATTCCCTTAATCGCATTATTTCCCTAGCCAAAGTGCCAATCATTAAGGAAACTATTGACAATATTATTGAGGCGGGGAAGAAAGCTGTGGTGTTTGGTAGTTATACTGCCCCTTTGCAAGAGGTGTATAGGTTATACCCTTCGGCGGCCTACATTGATGGGAGCGTTTCAACAGAAAAGCGTGGCGACATTATTAGAAGGTTTACAGGAGATAATAGGTGTAAAGTATTCATTGGCAATATGAGGGCAGCAGGGACTTCTATTGAGCTTCAAAACGCCTCCGATGTACTCTTCTTGAATTGGGCGTTTATACCTACCGACTTCGCCCAAGCAGTCAGTAGGGTGTATCGTGCCGGCCAGACCAAGCCAGTGAACATCTATACCATACTTGTAAAAGATACTATTGATGAGCATATTTGGAACTTAATGGGAAACAAAATGGAAGACATTGATAAAATTATTGATGGAAAGCCATATAATATGAAAAAGGAAAATATCTTTGAGGAAATATACAATTACATAAAAAAATGAAAGTAACCCGAACACAACTGAAAAACGCCTTGGCAGCCTTGGCACCAGTAGCAAAAGCAAAAAGCACCGCCCCAGCAACTTCTTGGCTGAGGGTAACAGACAGGACAATATCTTGTGCTGGTTTAGATGCTGCCATAATGATTAACATTGAGGCTATCCCCGACACCATTCCCAACGACTTTTATGTTTCATACTATGACCTTGAAACAATCGCAAATAAGGGAAACGCCGAAGAGATAGACCTTACCGCTTCCGATGTGCTATACTTCAAAAGCGGTAGAGGTAAAGGCCAAGTGCCCCTCCAAGATGGTTCTTCGGCTCTATCCTTTGACTATACCTTGGCAGAGCCTTTATTCTCCGAGCCAGTTAAAGACCTTATTTCGCACCTTTCATTAGCTGGCAGGTTTGCAGGTAACGATGACCTCCGGCCACAAATGTGCCAGGTAAACCTTCAAACACGAAGGGATAAGGTGTATTGCTACGCCACCAACGCGTATAGTGTTTACCTTGCAGTTATCAAAGATATTGATAGGGTGGAGGAAAACGATGGCAAGATTGTAAGCATTACCCCAAGGTACATTCCGGTAGTTGCGAGTATGCAAGGCATGGTGAATGTTGGTGCCTCTGAGAAATGGCAGCAGTTTAGCGATGGCATTACTTCTTTGTTTGTGCGTACTGCCGACAACCCAATGAAATTAGAGGTTATTGAGAGTGTGATTATCAAAGAGTACCCAATACTTTGTGAGGTTTCTTTACCTGAGTTTTTGGGCGCTGTGGAAAGGTGTATATCTTTCAGCCCGAAAGCCACTTCCCTTGTTAGGATTGGTAAGGGTAAAGTGTCCTCGGAGGATATTGACTTTGGCAAGAACTATGAGGAAGAGTTTGATGGCTTGCTGGAAGAGAATGTTGTGGGGTTGAATGGTAAACAGTTGCTTCAAGCTGTGGGAATGATTGGCGAGGCTACTATTGGCTTCCAAGCAGATAACCGAGTGGTAGGAATTATTAAGGGAGATGTTGCCTTGTACTTTATGCCGGTGATGATATGATTTGCACCGTCCTCCAAGACAATTACCAGTTAGAGGGAAAGCCTGTGCATATCAAGGCTATCATAGGGCACATTAAAAGTGATGCTATGAGGGATAGGATTGGTGCAATTAGGAAGATGAAAAAGGAAGAGGCTGATGCTGCCAAGATGATGCTTCCTGCCTTTTTCCCCTCTGGGGTGTTTTCTGGGGGGAAGAAGGCCACCGACTTAGTTAAACATTCAGGAATTATACACTTAGACATTGATGGAAAACAACGCGCCGAAAGGGTACTATCCCACCTTGACACAACATACGTTTTATTTCTTTTCCGCTCCCCAAGGGGAGGAGTTAAGATTGGCTTTAAGACAGCTATCCCAAAGGACAATCACCATCACAAGTGGGCATGGGAGTGTATTGATAGAGAGTTTGCCTTCGGCCTTTCCGACAAAGCCGGAAAGCCTGTAAACAAACAGTGTAACTTGTCCTACGATCCGGAAGCATACCTAAACCTTGAAGCTCCTACCTACACGCCACCCATTATGCCAGAGGAAAAACCTATCTACTTTAACCCTATGGAGGTAAGGGGTATAGATGATGCGTTAAGGATAGCTGAAAAGGGAGTGCAGAATACAGGCATAACCTTTCGGCCCGGCCAGCGAAACCTATACGTTTTTAAGATATGCTGTATCCTAAATAGAATGGGCATAGAAATGAACGTGGCAGATAGGTTACTTGCTGGCAGGTTTGAAGGTAGAAAGTTTGATGGCAAAGAAATAAATGTTACTTTGCGTGGTGTTTATGAAAGGTACGCTAATGAGTTTGCCTCTCGGCCAATTAAATCTAAAAATAACGGATTGCTATGAACCACTGCCCAATATGCTCTGGGGCGTTAATCAAGCCCGAAAGATGCCCAGACAAGGTGTATCAATGCAAAGAATGTAAAGCTAAACTTTTTATACTTGTTGTGAAGAAATGAAACTGATAAGCCTTTTTAGTGGGATTGGTGGCTTTGAGCTTGCAGCAGAATGGGCTGGCTGGCAGAATGTGGTTTCTTGCGAGATTAACCCTTTTGGCAGACAAGTTCTTAACCACTACTGGCCAAACGCCTACCACCACGATGATATTAAAACACTAACTTTTGAAAAGATAGATTATGAACTCACACAAAGATTTGGGGCAAACTGGAACGCAGATGACATTATTCTCACAGGTGGATTTCCTTGCCAGCCATACTCAGCCGCCGGGAAGCGACTTGGAAAAGAAGATGAACGCCACCTGTGGCCCGAAATGCGTCGACTCATTCGGGAGGTTCAACCGAAATGGGTTGTGGGCGAAAATGTTCTCGGCCTTGTTAATTGGAATGACGGGTTGGTCTTCGAGGAGGTGCAAGCTGACTTGGAAAGTGAAGGGTACGAAGTACAACCGTATGTACTTCCAGCTGCGGGGGTCAACGCCCCCCACAAACGAGATAGAGTTTGGTTTGTTGCCTACCGAACTACTCCCCACCCCGGAAAGTTACGACTGGAACTCAGCCCGACACCCCGAACTTTGGGAGAAGGACAAGAAGAAATATGCCGAGAAGGGAATAAACCTTCATTGCAACCTACGGCAAATGGCAAGGTTGAGCCTGCTACCGACACCCATATCCTCCGAAATACATCATGCGGAGAGGGTAAAGAAACTCAAGGAATCGGGTGCGGAAACAATGGCGAGCAGAAAACTGGGTGCCAGCAGACCGAACGGCTTGATGGACTTCTTGGACTTCAACCAAATGCTACCGACACCACAAGCATCGGATTTTGTCACCACAGTGAGGGACAACGATTATTCCCTAAGACACTTGGAGCATCAATCGGGATGGGTCAACAAAATACTCCCCACCCCAGTTTCAGGCGAGTGGAGGGATACCAGGGACAAAGTAAAAGGCAATACTTACAAGCAGCAAAATCTTACAAGGACAATAGCGAACAATTCCCAAGAATGGGGTGGGAGCAATTCCCAACTCAACCCCCTATTCGTAGCCGAAATGATGGGATTTCCCCCCAACTGGTTGGAATTACCGTTTCAAAACACCGAAACGAATCCATAAAAGCCTACGGAAACGCCATCGTGCCACAAGTCGTTTACCAAATTTTTAAGGCAATAAACGAGTACCAAACTAAAACAACGTAATTTTTATTTTACTTTACTCCTATGAAACTAAAATTAAACGAATCCACCCCCAAGCAGTTTAAAGCAATCAATGAGTACCGAGAAAAATATCCATAAAGCCTTTGCCTCTTACATGCACTTGCGCTATCCCCACACAATCTTTACCAGTGAGAGCAGTGGCGTGAGGGTTAGTATCGGCCAGGCACTTGCCCTTAAAGCTACTCGCTCTGAACATACCCACCTTGATGTGTTTGTTTCCGAGGCCAAAGGAGCTTACCACGGCCTTTATATTGAGCTTAAAAGGGAATCACCTTTGAAGAAAGATGGTAGCCTTAAAACTGAAAATAAAAAGGTGCGTTTCGGCCCGATATTCAAAACGGTAAACCACCTAGAAGAACAATACAAAACAATGATACTCCTCAGGGATAAAGGCTATTGCGCCTTCTTCTCCAAATCCCTTGACGATGCCATTAACCTGGTGGATACCTACCTCGCCCTTGGCCCCAATGAAACAATACAAGGAAAATATTTGTTTGAAAAATTTGGTGGTTAAGAAAATACTACTTTACTTTGCATTAAACACAAGAATAATGAAGATAATTGTTTTAATTGCCGCTATGGTAATGGTGGAAAGCAAGGGAAACCCTTCGGCGCAAAATGGCGATGCGGTGGGTTGCTTGCAGATCCGCCCCACAATGGTACAACACTTCAACAATATCGGCATACACTTTACCCTAGAGGATAGGCTAGACTGTGAAAAGTCTAAGGCTGCCCTTGCCAAGTGGGTGAAGATTAGCGGATATACCGACTTTGAAGTTATTGCCCGGAAATGGAATGGCGGGCCGAAAGGACACCTTAAAGAATCTACCCTTAACTATTGGAAAAAAGTAAAATCAAACCTATGAAAAAAACAGTGCGCGGAGCAACCCTCCCCACAGCAATCCAAACCCTTATCCCAAGCATTGAATCTTGGGCACAGGCTAGAGGCATAACCTCCCCCCAATCCCAACTCCTAAAGTTCTTTGAAGAAGGTGGTGAGCTTGCAAGCGCACTGCTTAAAAACAAAGAGGAAGAGGAAAAAGACGCTGTGGGAGATGTGCTTGTAACACTCATAATCTATTGCAAACTCCGAAACATTAACCTCGCCGAATGTCTTACCCTAGCATGGGAACAAATCAAAAACCGTACTGGCAAGACGCAAGGTGGCATATTTGTAAAAGATGAAACAGACAGCACTACACCTAATAAGTAACATTGAGGACTTAATCGTAGAGTTAAAACTCCACATTGAAGAAGCCGACAATGGAAGCAAGACCGCCCAAAGAACTATGAGCAAAGCCTCCTTCCGGCTGGTCAGAAACGCCACAGCATTCAAAAACATTATCAAAGACTTAAAGCCATACGGCAGAAAATTTTAACCACTAATCCGTTAAACTATGAGCAGATTTAAGCCTCGTAACAACAACCAGCACCCTTGCACTCTTTGGTTAGAGTGGGGTGGTGCTGATGGTAACTTCCGCTACTATGACAAAGCAGCAGGTACCAGAGTCCCATTTGAACTGGGGCGGTTTATCGTGCTAGATGTCCTTAGCACCATCACTGGTTTTGACGAAAGTTCAAACCAAGGCGTTTATGCCAATGAAGTGAGGGACACCACAAAGCAAGAGATAACCGTCAGAAGCAAATCTGGGATAATTAAAAAAGGGCTGTATAGCCAAATCAAGGAAAGCCTGCCCAAAGGCATTAAGTTCACCTCCTCTATTTACATCGCCCTAGAAGTCGATGGCGAGGTTAAACTTGGCAACATTAAACTCTCCGGCGCTGCCCTTAACTCATGGGTTGATTTCCAAAAGAACAACCGTATGTATGAAGGAGCAGTTAAATTCACAGATGCTGGCACCGGTAAGAAAGGAGCCGTTTCCTACAAGTTTCCAAAGTTCACCCTAGAGCAATCAACCCCACAAGAGGAAGAGTCTGCAAAAGGCGTGTGGCAACTCCTAGAGGATTACCTGGAAGCATACTTTGGTACGGCTACCCCACCAACCCAAGAGCAACCCCTAACCCAAGGCGAAGAGGAACTCTTGGCCGAAGGTGATGATGAGGACTTCCCATTCTAAATTAACCACAGCCCCAGCGTAACAGCTGGGGCTTTTTAACTTTTACTATGAACCGAAAACAAAGAAAGATTTACGATAAGGCTGTGGAGAACGATCAACGCCTACTTGGCAAATTCATTGACTCTGCCAAAAACATTACCTTTCAAGTGGCCGAAGGGGAGACAGATATGCAAGCCGCCCAAAAAGCCATGTTTAAAAAAGGCATGGAGTTTAAGGCTCTCTGGAATAAGCGCCACGCCGAAGGCAAACGTGCCAACGCACTTAAAGATGACTTCCCATTACAACTACTACAATTATTTGGACTTTATGAAGAAGATACAACTCAAGACACTGAAATTCGTGATGAAGTACATGCTCCCGATGGAGGATTACGACATAATAACACTCCTAATAAACGGCGCAGAACCACTAAAAAAAAGAGTGAAAACCCCACATCATCTCTTTAGCATTACCCCCACAATAATACCCTTACTTATAGTTAATAAGCAAGACCTTGTAAATGTAAAGAAAGATGAAAAGGGAATGATTGTTTGGTTTGACAATCAAATATCGTGGACGGAATCCACCCACCTATCAACTATTTTGAATAAGTGAGGGTTGCCAGCACAGCCTATTACAAACATCTTTCGGCGCACTAAAACCCTCCGGTTAATTACCCCACTACGCAACTGCTTCAAGACAAACATTCTGTCTATCCCCTTAAAAGAAACACAAGAAAAATCTACAAAGTATATGTCTGGGGAAAACTTATCGTCAAAAGGCAAGATGGCCTCAAAGCCCCTACGCCTTATGCAATATATGTCCTTGTCGGTTAAAACATCTTCATAGTGCCTAGCCATTATAGGGTCAGCACAAAGAATAGCACATTTAATCAGGCTTGACACTTTTGATAATACCTAATCCTTTCTTTACCTTCTTGACAAAGTCAAATATCCTATCAGTTATGCCTTTTCCTGTTGCCCATTTAATCTTCTCATCTATGGATGAGTATTCTATCCAAATCAAAAATAAAGCCGTTAGAAGCGTTGAAAGGTGTTCTTTGGGGAAGTACATTATTACAATGTCATTCAACACCCAAGAATCAAGCAAAAAGACAAATGTAAGGCCACCACAATAGCTTACCATTTTCGCCGTAAAGCCTTCCCTAGTTTTCTTGCTTATTACCTCTTCGCCTTTCCTCCTAGCATACCACCGGCCAACAAAGGTATCAGCAACTACCGCAAAAAATACCAACACCAACAAAGGGGCTAATGGGATAAAGAATGAAATTACTACCGATAGGTAGGATAAGATTGTTAGTTTGAACTTGTCCATCGTTTTACTGCAAAAATTATTATACTCACCAGGAGCAAAAATAAGAAAAATTTACCCATCAAAGAAAATAGCCTTTCGTGCCAAGAAGCTTTGAGTGTTCTAGTTATTATGCGGTAATGCTCAGGAATCGTGAACAAAGCGCTTTTCGGCGCGGTAACACAATCCACCCACATTCTACCCTTCTCCCTAACTATCCTTACCCTACCCTTCTCCTTACCACCTTCCTTAACAATAAACACCGTATCCAAGTCCTGGCAAGTGTCTATAAACGTGAAAGCTATTGTGTCGGGGGGAAGGATTATAGTCGTATCGCGATATACAATACTGTCCCTAACACTAGGGGGAAACTTCTCATAACACCTCTTCTCAGTGATGCACGATGATAGTAAAAGGAAAAGAATGGCAATCCGGATCATAACTCTTGTTTTACCTCCTCCCACCAAGCACGTGCGTCAAAACAAGGACAAGCCTTGACGACATTTGGGAAATCCCGATGCCCTAAAACCTCGGCGTTTGGGAATTTAGCGGTCAGCTTTTTAACCAGTTCGGCCATTGCCGCCTTTTGCTCCTTCGTGCGGTTGTCGGTAGGTTTTCCTTTTGCATCGATACCGCCAATGTAGCTGATATGTATGCTATCGTGGTTGTGGCCTTTTGCGCCGTTGCTTGTCTTTTCAATTGGCCAGTTGTCAACGACCTTGCCGCCCCGTTCAATGATAAAATGATAGCCGGGCGAACCCCAGTTCAGCACCTTCTTGTGGTAGCGGTTAATGCTGTCGGCCGTTGCCGTAACTGCGCTTGCTGTGGTGTGCAGTACGATGTGGTTAATTGGTCGCACTTTTAATTATTGGTTCGTTAACATCAAATTCAGTAGGCTGCCCAAGTATAGGCAAAAGGCTTTCATCATATCTAATGTACCAAAATGGTGTTTCATTTAATTCCGCGTATTGATAATCAACCCAATACTGAGTAGTGTCTTCAGGAGAAACAGGAATCCCATAATAGTCAGAGCAATCCTTTCTTGCCTTTTGAGCATCTTCTTCGGTTAAATATTTATATCCTAAAATTGTCATAATGCAATTGAATAATGTGAACTCATGTTTGTTTCAATAGGTGTTTTATATCCTGTTTGTTGATTTGTTGGATATACAATGCATTCAGACATTTTACCTAAAAACCATCTTGACAAAAAAGTTACATCACTTATGCCAAACTTTTTTGTAAGAGCTGATAATGCAAAAGAAGATAAAATGTGTGGATTTAAAAAATTGTTCGATGTTGTATGTAAGTTGCTGTTAAAGTACATATTACTTCCATTTGTAAAATCATATAAATCTGTTGCCGATGTACTTGGTGTTCTCCAATAGTTCGGAGAAATAGAACGAATCCAAGGACCAAAACCTTGACTTAAATGGTCAAATGAAATTAGCGATTGAAGCTGATTATATGTAACAACTTGTGCAACCGTAAAAATACTTTGTGCTGTGACATCTTGTGTACTTGTACCTGTAAAAGTATTTGATATGTAATTTATTGTAGGCTTAGAATTTAATGTTTCTAAAACCCCACTTAAAACAATTCTTGGTTGTGAGACTGCTGAAGATTGCACATTGTTTTTTCCATTTCCACTTTGGTCATAGAATGTAGTGACAAACCCACTTCCACTTCCACAAAAACTAAGCAACGCAGAAGTATCTAAAACATCTCCAACAAAACCTATGTTTTGTTCTGCGTTGTCGCTTGACCTTCGCACCCGTATTGCGTTGCCAGTATATAATGTCCTTAATTTGCGAAGCGAATATGCTGCCGCTGCGCCCGGATAAAGGTCAAGCAGAAGCTGAACAACACTGCCCCCACTCATAAACGCTAAACGTACCCTTCTCATTAAACCGCTGGTGTTATGATGTAACCTACATTCGTGCCGCCCATCCAAAAGAAAACAATGATGTTAACCTTGGTAAGGTTGTAACTTTCCGTTCCGAACTTAATAGCCGTGCCACCCGTTACAACAATTGTTGGGGCAACGGTGTCGTCGTGGTAAAGTATTTGGTCAACACCCCGAACCGCACCAGTAAGGCTAACTGCAATATTACCCGTGGCTGGGCTTCCATAACTTGCGTATTCTTGCGGTGTGGCAAGGCTTATTGATGTGCCTGTTGTGGTCGCAATCGTGTTTTGCTTTGCCGCTAAACCCGTATCAACATAACCCTTGGTTGCAGCGTCAGTCGATGCAGAAGGTGTAGCAAGGTTGGTTAAACCTTGTGAACCCATGTTCAACGCCCCCGTCATTGTACCCCCTGACAAATTTAGCTTCAACGCACCAGCCGTATCAACATAACCCTTGGTTGCAGCGTCAGTCGATGCAGAAGGTGTAGTAAGGTTTGTCAAGCCTTGGCTACCCATATTCAATGCCCCTGTCATTGTACCGCCTGACAAATTTAGCTTTAACGCATTGGCGGTGTCAACATAACCTTTAGTGGCAGCATCGCTTGAAGCCGAAGGCGTAGTAAGGTTGGTTAAACCTTGACTGCCCATATTTAGCGCACCAGTCATTGTGCCGCCCGACAAACTTAATTTTAACGCATCAGCCGCATCAACGTAGCCTTTTGTCGCCGCATCGGTAGAGGCGAATGGTGTGCCAACATTCTCAACTTGGTTGCCACCCATATCAAGGTCGCCTGTCATTGTGTCGCCCGTCTTTTGAACCGCCGTGCCAACTTGCGAAAGGG